TAAAGTTAATAGTATATGTAATAACAGTAGTATTTATGTTAATATAGAAAGCACAAATTCAGAGGTAAGAGTGAAGTTAAACAGTAGTACAAAAGTATTACTGGATAAAGTGTATGAAATGATAGAGAATATGAAGGGTAAGAGGAAAAAATGTATGATAATGGGAATAATGGAGATAATAGAGAAAGACTTGACGGATAATACAGAAAGAAACACAAATAACATAGCAGCATGATGTCTATAATGTATTAAGGTTATAAGAGAGGAAAAAATATTATGAAGATACTGACATTTGCGGATTTACATTTAAGAGGTACTGTTCCGTCATGTGTAGATGCCACTGCTTTGGAATGGATGAACATACAGAAAAGTGCTTTAGATAAAGTTGTTGAAATAGCTGTAGAAAATGAAGTTGAAGAAGTTTATGTTGGTGGTGACATATTCCACAGTGAACAGTCAACATCTTTTGAATGTATAACTATGTTTCAGAATTTTGCAAAGAATCTTTACAGTCAGGGAATCTGTGTCAGAGTTCTTTTTGGAAATCATGACTTAAAATATCATTCTTCAGAATTCATAGATAAATCTGCTGTAGGTGTTCTTCTTAATTCTGACAGTATATTTACAATGGACAATTCGGTAGTAAAAGGCTGTAATTTTGATGAAGATGATTATAAAGGACATGAACTTATATTTAAGCATGTTTTGTGTATTCCTAAAGAAGACAAGCTTGATTACATTGAATGTGATACACCAGAAACACTGTTAGAAAAATATCCTCATGCAAAAGTTATTTTTACAGGAGATTATCATAAGCATTTCTGTTATAAGAAATATGAAAGATATGTGATTAATTCAGGGTGCCTTACTAAACAGGCATCTGATTTTGAAAACTATGAAACAGGTGTTTATGTTACTGACTTAAATAGCATGGATGTTAAATGGTGTCCTGTGAATATTAGTCAGAAGTTTGTTAAAAACAATAACATTAATAAAAATAATAAAAATAATTTCGATGATTTTGTAAATGGGATAAAAAAGAAATCAGTAACTCTTGATTTTGTAGGAACATTAAAGAATGAGCTTGTCAAGCAAGAAAAACCTGTTCAAGAAACTGTTGGTTCATGGATAGAGCAAATTGGTGAATGAAAAAAAATACTTTACAGATTCTATAATATATGTTATAGTTATATTAATAATATTATACTTGAGAGGTAGAACTATGAAGATTTTTAAGAATCATCTTTTTAAGGTTGATGTCATTGTTGAAGATAACAATGAATTTAAGAAGCTTGGAAACATTCTAAGTCAGATGAATGAATCTGATGAAATTGTTGGCACCATTAATGGAAAACCCATTGTTTCTGTAAAGAAAGCTATTCTTGAGATGTTCACTGAACAAAAGATAGTTTTTAAGGAAGAATCAAATTAATTTTTTCAGTCTATAATAAATATTAACAACAATACATTTTAGGCTATATGCCATTGGAGTAAGTTATGTTTGACAAAACTAAGAAAATTTCAAAGATTGCTGTTTCTCAAATGAACAGTGATGTTGGAAACCGTAACGGCGGTTCTGGATTTACGGATTTCATTTTCGTAAAAAATTTGAAGAAATGGAAGCCTTCAGTAGGTGTTAACAAGATTGACGTTATACCTTACAATGCAAGTGCAAGTCACCCGTTGGTTAAGAGCGGTCAGGTAGAAGAAGGTGATACGCTTTATGTTCTTGAAGTTTATGTTCATAAAGGAGTTGGACCTTCAAACAGCAATTATGTTTGTTTAAAGCAGTTTGGTCATAGATGTCCGATGTGTGAAGAATCATCAAGACTTCATAATGTTGGAACCCCTGAATCTGATGAACAGGCTTCTAATTTATATGCCAAGAGAAGAATTGTATATGTAGTTCATGATTTAATGAAAAATGAATATGGATTCTGGGATACTGGATTTAAGGGTGTTCAGCAGAAGATAAATTCACTTTCTCAATTTGAAGTTGACGATAATGGTGCAAAGGTTGACATCTTTGATTGGGAAGAAGGAAGAACTATTCAATTTATCGGTACTGAAAGCACTTTTAACGGAAATAAATATGTTGATGTTGATGGATTTAATTTTGCAAAAAGAGAACCACTTAGTGATGAAGTTTTAAGTCATTCATTGGATTTGTCAACTTGTCTTAATGTTGTAGATGAAGAATCAATGGAAAAAATTATTTCCGGTGAGTGTGTAGTTTCAAATACTACTACTGCAACTAAACCGCAAGATGAAACATATTCAGCTGTTGATTCAATAAGCCAGATGGCATCACAGGCTGTTGAAAGTCCAGTTGAAAAATCTTCAAATGTATCAACTACTGAATCTGCATCAGGCAATTGTCCATACGGACACAATTGGAGGGAAGCAGACCATCATTCTGAATGTGCAACATGCCAGCTTTGGGAGAAGTGTGCTCTGTAGTTTTTTAGTTTTTCGGTACTGCAAGTTCTTTTGGATTTGCAGTACCGTTTTAATTTCAAAGAGGTAGCTTATGGTTAATTACAAGGAAGTGCTAAAGAAATGTGAAGACAAAGGGGTTTGTTGCAGTCGTATGACTGTTTACAGGGCGGGAATAAAAGAAGGATTTATCGTTAAGAGTGAAGAAGGAAATCAGCTGAAAAACGACATATTTGAAAAATGGCTTGATAAGATTGTTTCTGGAATTCCAGATAATTGTATTTTTATTTGTAACGCTGTGAAAAGTTCAAAAATACCTTATTCATATTTTAAGTATTATTTTGAAAAGAACAATGTTTCGGTAATGAAATATTATAACGGGTTGATGTATGTCAAAAAATCAGATGTTGATGCAGTTATCGCAAAATATAGCGGCAAATTTACTGGAAAAGAGGAATAACATGATTAAAGATGTAATTCATTTTCAGAACGGATGTAAGCTTATTGATTTAGTTACTGGCGGTTCAAAGGGAGTATATGGATATCCGGTTGGAAGAATAATTAATATATGCGGTGACAAGTCAAGTGGAAAGAGCAGCCTCGTTAATGAGATTATTGCAAGTTCTTATTGGAAATATAATGATAAATTCAAGTGGATGTATGCAGACTGTGAGAGAGGTTATTCTTTTGATACAGAACCAGTTTACGGTTTTCAAATTCATGATGAAAATTCAGACGCTCCTGAAAATGTTGAGGAAGCTTTTTATTGTATAGACAAGTTTGCAAAGTCATTAAAAAAAGATGAGTTTGGAATTTATGTTCTTGATTCCCTTGATGCACTCACTTCTGAAGAGCAAGATACAAGGGCTGAGGAAAGAATTTCAGCAATGGAAAAAGGTAAGGACTTTACTAAAGGTTCTTATGGAATGGGGAAAGCAAAATATTTGTCAAGTGAATTCTTTCCACAGCTTTGCAAAACTTTGGAAGATAAAAATATTTTGCTTATCATTGTTTCTCAAATTCGTGACAATACAGATATGTTCAGTTTTGAGAAATATAGCCGTTCTGGTGGAAAGGCACTTGATTTTTATTGTCACATGGTTATCTGGCTTGCAACTGCAAAAAAGATTACTGTTGAACAGGGTGAGCAGAAAGCTGTTATAGGTGGCACAAACAAACTGAAAGTAACCAAAGGTAAAGTATCAAGACCGTTCCGTGAATGCTTCTATACTTATTATTTCAGCTTTGGTATTGATAATATTGCTACTGGTGTTGATTATCTTTTTGACATAAGGACAAAAACTGGAGATGTTTCTGCTCCTGCCGCTAAGTCTTGTGAATGGGAAAAAGACGAAAATAAAAAGCCTATGAATTCTCCAGATGTCAGACAGTGGCTTATTGATAAGAAATTCTATGATGATTACCGTACTACATTGGGTGAGGGTGAAAGATTTTCTTTGGAAACAGCTTTGAAGTTTATTAACAACAATTCTGAATTAAAAGAAGACTTTGACAACACTTTTGCTAAGGTTATGGACAGGGATTCACTTATTAAATATATTGAAGAAAATAACCTTGAAGAAGAACTTGACAGACGAGTTGAGGAAAAGTGGGAAACTTTTGAAAGTACACTGGTTCTTGATAGAAAACCAAAATACGGAAAGTTTTATAGTCAGCAACCAAAGTCTACTGATGAAGATGTTATTATTTAAATGGAAGGAGTAGAAATCCGCTAAGTCTTTAGCTTAGTGGATGAATACGTAAATTATGAGTAACTACAAAAGTAAAAATCACAGTAAATATAATGTGAACGGATATTCGGCTAAAGACCGAATATCTTCCTAATCTTACGAGCCGAGAACTCGACTTGATGGATTAGAAACTTCGTGCTTCACAGCACTGCTTGGTGCTCCACACGCATTTGTACTTTCGGCTCGTTCCCTGCCTACTATGCCCTGGCTAGCATTATACTTGAAAAGTATATTTAGGGCCGCATTTATGTCTCTGTCGTGCTTTGCACTACAGTTTGGACATTCCCAATAGTTTACACCAACTTTTACTTTTGGATTTACAAATCCACAGCAATGGCAAGTTTTAGAAGTGTTTTTTGGATTTACTTTTACAAGATTACCTTTGTAAGCAATCATATTTCGTAACATTCCAAATCCTTGGTCTCCCACAACTTTACCGTGATTCATTTTGCTCATTGTCTGTAAGTTGATGTCTTCAACTACTACAGTTTCATACTCATTACAGATTTGTCTTGAAAGTTTATGTAACCAATCTTTTCTTTGATTGGTAACTTTCTCGTGTAAAAGTGCAACTTTCTGTTTTTGTCTATAGTAGTTGGAACTTTGAGTTTCAAGACCTTTTACAAATCTTTTGCTCATTATCTTCTGTTGGTGACTAAGCTGTTTAGAAGACCTTTGTAAGAATCTGGGGCACTTGACTTTCGTGCCATTCGACATCACTATGAAGTCTTCATCTCTACAGTTCCAGTCTATACCAACTGATTTTCCATTTTTATTTTTAGGTTCGTCTTTTTTATCAACACAAATCTTTACAAACCATTTTCCTGTAGGGGTTTGTTTGATTGTTGCGTGTTTGAAATCACCTTCTGCCCATCTGTGAAAAGTTCCTTTTACTGGACCAAGTTTTCTTGTCAAGAACAAATATCCGTTCTTTAGGATTTTAGGCTTTGCCATTGAAGTCCAAGTTATAGAAACTTGCGAATATTTCCTTGACTTGAACTTTGGAGCATTCACTCTAAGTTTTCTCTGTCCTTTGCAGGATTTGAAAAAGTTATTGAAAGCAGAGGTTATATCATTCCATTCTGCCGCTAAAGCAGAACTATCTATCTCATTACACCATTCAATAGCCTCAGGTTTACATTCTTCAAATACCCTTTTAGCTGTTCCAATATTCCACTTTTCATTATTATCCCAAGATTCTTGTTTTCTTGCCAAAGCTGTATTCCAATACAACCTACAAAGACCATTAGTTTTAAGAAGGAACTGTTCTTGTTCTTTTGTTGGAAAGATTCTGAACTCGTAAGCTTTTAGCATTGTTCATTCCTCCCTTGTCTTTCAAGATATTCGTGAACTGTATCTGCTGAAACATTGCCAACTGTTGAACAGAAACACCCTCTTGTCCAAAGATGATGAGCTTTCCAATAGAACTGTTTTAGGTAAGTTTCATAGTTTTGCCAAGCCCAATAGTTTGTTTGCTGTTTCAAAACTCTTACAATCTGCAATGGACTTAGTTTAGGGACACTTCTTACAAGAATATGAATATGGTCTGGCTTTGAGTAATCTAAGTCTATTGTGTCTATTTCAAAATCATATTTCTTTGCTATTTCAAAAAACTGAAGTTTTAGATTTTCTGCAAAATCAGTATTAGAGAAACATTTTCTTCTGTATTTGCATACGAAGATGAGATGATACAAAATCAAGTTTTTGCAATGTGAGTTTGTTTGTAGTTCTCTCATTTTGCTTCTCCTTATATATATTTAGTTAGTGTTTCTAAAATATATAATATATAGTTAGTATTATTAGATTAAAAAGATTGAGCCATTCATATGTTTGGCTAAAGACCAAACATTTTTCTGGCTCAGTTTTTTATAAAGTCTGTTACAGTTTCCAAAGCTCCAAGTGGTAAGTATTTTGTATCCGTTTTAGTTGAACAAGAAGAAATTGATAAGTTATCCGAATGTAGCGACATGATTGGTATTGATTTAGGAATTAAAGAATTTGCAATTACTTCTGATGGAGAAATGATTGCTAATCCAAAGTTTCTAAGACAATCAGAGGATAGATTGAGAAAACTACAGAAAGATTTATCAAGAACTAAAAAGGGAAGTAAAAATAGAAGTAAGTGCAGAATTAAAGTCGCCAAGCAACATGAGAAGATAGCAAATCAAAGAAAAGATTTCTTAAATAAGTCGTCGAAAAGGTTAATTAACGAAAATCAAGTAATTGCTTTAGAGACATTAAAAATAAAAAACATGATGAAAAATCACAAACTTGCAAAATCTGTAGTAGATGTATCATGGTCGGAATTTGTAAGACAATTAGAATATAAAGCTAATTGGTATGGACGAGAAGTTTTGCGAATTGACACGTGGTATCCCTCAAGTCAAGTTTGTTCTTATTGTGGATATAAGGATGGTAAGAAAGCGTTGTCAATTAGAGAATGGACTTGTTCACAATGTGGTACACATCATGAAAGAGATATAAACGCTGCAATAAATATACTAAATGAGGGTTTGAGAAATAGAATCGTAGGAACTACGAGGATAGCTTAGGTAAACTTGTCGCAATTGCGATATTGACTAAGAAGCCACGAAGTCTTTAGCTTCGGGGTAGTTCACAATAATTTATATATTGTATTATGATTATGCAAAATATAAGATTAAGACAGCCTGTATTTTCATTCACACTTAAAGAGCTTTATGATAATCGTGATGGTGATTTTATTCATCATGATAAATATACTAGTGAATTACAATCCCCTGTTCTTGAATATGCTTATGCTAATACTCTTAAATTCAAAATAAAATCTTCACAATTTGGTAAGCAAGTAAAGACTAAAGATGGCAGAACTGGAACAAACAACACTTGGTATAATGTTTTTGTTCTTTTTGAAGATTTTTATACAATCGGTCGTGATAAAGATATTCCGTTTGAAGATGCTATTGATTATGCTATCAATTATTCAGATATTCACATTCGCTGTTCATGTCCCGCACATTTATATTTTGGATATTCCTATATGGCAACGCAAATGGATTTTCAGTATGGAATTCCACGTGAGAATCGCTTTCCTATTATAAGAAATCCTAATTTGAATGGTACAATTTGTAAACATGAAGACGCCGTTATACAATATATTCTCCGTAATAAAGAAATTATAGCCAAGATGTTCGCAGAATATTACAACAGGCTTAATGACGGACAGTCAATTTATGCAGTAAACACTAATGGAACCACAATCACAATTGGAAAGAAAAATGGTGAGAATGACATATTTTTTGAGCAACAAGAAGAGACCGTAGAGGAAGAAACTCCTGAAGAACAGACGGAAGAAATTGTTGAAGAAGATAATGTAATTGAAGAAGAGCCTGTTGAAGAACAAGGAGAAGAAACTAATGAATAATGATGAGATATGGACTATTTTAGCTTCACTCCTTCCTAATGGAGCTGAGGTGTTTCCTGACGGAGATAAAGCTGTTATTGAATTTGAAAACAAAAAGTTAAATATTTATTATAACGACATTAACAGTTCATTTGTTGTTAATGGAAAAACCTTGTATTTTCAGGACGGTAATTTTGAAGTTATTGGAACTATGCTCGTTCCATATATTCTTCAAGAACTTGATGGAAATAGAAGAATTTAAGGGGAATTAAATGAATCAACATAATGTTTGGATTAAAGGTTCTTTTTTCACTGCAAAAACATTTGCTGAATGTAAATCTAATCTTATAAAATCAGGTCTTATGAAAAATGAAGACTATATTATGCAAGGGTATAAACCTGAACAGGATAATAGTGGAATACTTTATTCTTGGAAAAATATGCCTGTTGCTTATTATGATATTCCTACGCTCAATAATATGATTTTCAGTAAGAAATTATGGGAAACGATACATGAAAATCCATTTATTAAAGCAGCTTTGGATAATCATTGTTTTTGGGGTGAAGACCAGCATAGAGATAGCTCAGAAGTTCTTTTGGAAAATGTTGCAATTCGTATAAATGATTTCTGGGTTGCAGATAATAATTTAGTTTTAGCAAATTGTGATTTAATGGACACACCCCGAGGACTTACTATTTATTCACTTGCTAAAACAGGTATGATTGGAACAAGTTCACGTGGATTTGGTGATTTAATTGATATTGGAAATAGTCTTACAAGAGTTGATGAAAATACATATCTTGCTGTTGACTGGGATTGTGTTGGATTTCCAGCAGTTCCTGCTGCAATGTGTGTAAGTACATCTGGTTCTGCTGTTGAGGGTGGAATAAACAGTTTAAATGAACTTGAAACAGGACTTCGTGAACAAATTTCATCAGCTATTGAAGAAGCATACGAAAAGAATCCAATGAACGAGTGGATTTCTGCTATGTTCAATGCTTTACATTTACAGGACAAGCAGCCTGTGGTATTCCCACTTGCAAGTTCAGTAAATACCGCATTTAAGAAAAAATATCCTGACACAAAGAAAATCGTCAGCACATTAAACAAGAAGAAATAAAAAAGGAGAATAAGATGACTAAAAATAATGTTTCAGTAAATAAAATCTTTTCAGGAATAGGTCCTGTTAAGCCGATAGATAATATTGATAGAACTAAAGATGATTTGATTCATAGAAATGATTATAAAAACAACAATCAGAAAGATGAAAAAGAACCAAGTAAGTTTCAAAAGATGGTAGAAGAAGAACAGAAGAAGCTTGCTAACAGTTTAACAGTTGAAGAATTTGATGAAATTCTTAAAGAGAATATTCCTTATAGGCATGAAATTATAAAAAATTATCAATTAGCTAAAGAAGGAAATAAAGAAGCGTGGGAGAATGTCAAAGCAATGCTTTATAATGAACCCATACCCGCTAGTTTTTATCAGAGATTTTGGCTTCCTAAGATTAATGATGTTGAAGAACAGTTATTTTCGTCAAGTGGTGATAAATTTTTAAGGAGAAATAATATGAGAAAGATTACTTCAGCTATGGATGATGAAACAATGTGGGAAGCTTTTGAAGATATCAAAGATACATTGTTTGAAACATTGTCTAGAATGTCATGGCTTAGCACAAAAGGGAGTCGGTTAGAGAATCTTTGTGAGGATTTAACCGCACAGATTATTGCTTTTGATATGGATTATGATGCACAGGACATTCTCACTGAATATTACAGTTAAAAGGAATATTAATATGAAACATTATATTTTTAGTAGATTTTTTCAAGCACAAGGAAGTGCATATAATCTTTCTGAACTTGCTCAATATATGGCAGTTTTCTATTTCAATATGAGAACTGTTCATTTTAATACAACTGGTAAAAACTTTCTTGAGTTACATGAATACGCACAAGAACTTTATGAACAAGCTGAGGATTATTATGATGACTTAGTTGAAACAGCCATGTCATTTAATGAAACAATTCAACCAATGTTTGTTAGTCCTGGTAACTGGAATCCTACTAATGAAA